AGTAAAAAGGGCTTCAAGAGGCTCAGCAAAAAAATCAAGAAGGATCGGGATATGGACGTGGACAAGATCAAAGGTAAATTGAGTGATATTGTCCGCGACGAGCAGAGGAGGCTAAAGGAATACTACAAGGAACACGAGAAACTTGTCAAGAAGGATGAAAAGTCCAAGCCCAAGAAGAGTGTAAAGAAGTCTATCGATCTTTACGAAAAGTAAACCATATCGCACCCAATATAAACACACCAGCCAAGGGTGTATCGTGAAACCTCTCCGCCAATACAGCACAAATTATACTGTATTGAACTACCCGTATTTCCTGCCTCGTTTTAACCATCGACCGTCTCATAGATGCTCTGGATTTCTCCAAACCCAGAACAGCTGTGCTTATCTTCCCAATCTTTGAGGGAATCTCCGTCGTCTTCATAAACATTTCCCCCAAGTCGAATGATTCCAAGAACTGCTGTTGAATCATTGGTTCCAGGTAGGTGAAGTAATTAAACTCTGGATCCAACTGAATGCATATACCCTCTATGAGAGAGAAGGACTTTGCTAGGTAGACAAAACTTGTTGGTACGACGAAGGGTTTCTCCATAGCCAGCTCAGCGGCGAGTTCATCGTTTACGATAGCACCCCCATCCAGGGTCTCCAGGTACCCAAGGATGCTCTCAAAAAAAAGTTCGATGTCAGAGATATCCGTAGACGTTGGAACGATGACCCCCAGGCGTATTAAAATTTTCACTATCCCAGAGGTGTCCCTATTTACAATACAAAAGAAAAGGTCTTTGAAACCTTCTCTGAGTTCATCCGATAGTGGGATGACTAATCCGAAATCGTAAAAGACTAGCTTACCATTCCTCGAAATACCCAAGTTTCCGGGGTGTGGGTCAGCATGGAACAAACCCGCCTCCATGGTCTGTATGACGTATGAATTCACCAGGGCTTCACACACCTTTATCTTATTGATTTTCTTGTCCTTGATTTCGGTAATCTTATCTGTTGGTACATATTCCATTACAATCATTTCATTCGTACAGTATTTTTTATACACCCGTGGAATCTTAATCCATTCAACATCCTTCAGAGACCTCTTAAATTTGATCGCATTATCAACTTCTTGAATATAATCTGCTTCACCCAAAAGATATTCAATCGAATCATTGAGAACAAAGTCTGAACTATTCCCAGTATCAATCCCCAGNGATTGAACTANTTTTAGAATTNGTTTCAAAGTTTCTGTGTCNGATTGCATCGTATCATAAATACCCGGTCTTTTCAATTTTACAACTACAGGTTTCCCATTTTGGAGAGTAGCCTTGTGGACCTGACCAATACTCGCAGACTTAAANGGGATATCATCAAAGTCCTTGAAAATATCTAGATCAATCTGATCCCTAACTAAATTATAATCAAAGGCGGGAACGTCATCTTGGAGAGATTCNAGTTCACGGGTAAACTCTGGGGGGTAGAGGTCCCCCCTCGTGGACGCAATTTGTCCTAATTTTACAAATGTTGGACCAAGATCGAGAAGTTGATCTTTTGTCCATCTCCCGAGCTCCGCTTTGTCTTCAACAAAACGCTCTTTCCATAAAAATTTGGCGGCAAACTTCCAAGTCTTCACCTTCTGTTGAGTTGGTTTGGGTAAGGGTTTTATTACAGTCAACATACCTATCATATGAAGATATTTTTTAATGTCACCTAAATATAAATGGTAGCGAATACATTCAAACCCGTAACTGGACCGATAGAAAAATTAATCGAAACACAACCAGTTATATTTACACTTATCATTCTGTACCAAGGTTTATTCTCAGGGAACGCGGTTAAAATACCAGGTAATCTTCAAATACTTTTTGATAATAAAATATTTAGATTCGTGTCACTTATGCTCATCGCCTTCTCTGCTACCAAAGATATAGAATATGCATTACTATCCACTTTACTATTCCTGGGTGCATTGTACTTATTGAAAACTCCCGAGGAACGTGAAGAAACTGGTTTGATCTGAACAAAAATATACAAGTAAAGTAGAATGGACATTCATATAATTGGTGCCGGTCCATCAGGAATGTCCCTCGCTTGGGAAATACTTAAATCAGGTGAACACAATATAACAATTTACGACAGAAAACGATCAGCGGGTGGATCATGGTGGGAACCAAACGTAAACACGAGGGATCTTCACGCACACAGAGTTCTATTCGATAGAGCGTTCATAAACACAAAGTCTCTATTGGATGAAATGGGTATAGACTGGGATGAACTATTCGAACCCTCCAAAGGTGGTGATCAACACACCACATTTCTACTCGAGTCCTTATCGTTGGGGGATTACGTCAAACTTCTGTCCCTAGTACTGAAAGTTATCGTACAACCAGGTAAATACAAAACGATAAGTTTAGAAAATGCGGTGGGTAACGTTTCGGAAGGAGGCGCACAACTTCTCCAATCTCTCCCCCTCATCATGGATGGTGTAACTTGGGATAGAATGTCAGCCTACGAATTTGTAAATAATCTCAATCATGTGGTATTATCGAAACCCTACACACAGAGGGTTTCCGGTAAAGTCATGTCTGATGCGATGGAAGAGGCACTCTTAGATGCGGGTGTAAATTTTGTGTTTGGTGTCGAGTTAGAGACGGTAACCTATGGTAAAGATGATTACACCGCGACATTTACAAATGGTGACGTGATAGATGGTGGATATCTCTTTTTATGTGTAGATAACAGTCCGGCTCTAAAATTATTGGGTGACAATTGGGGACCCGATGGTCATAAAAAGGTTAGCGATGGTACATATGGAGCCATAAATGTCCTACTCGATTACAAAGAGCCCATAACCCTGAAATCTGATCTCGAAATAGCAGCGAAAACACCGTGGAGTTTACAACCCAGAGTTCTTTCAGATGGTGTAACCGTATCTTGTGTCATATGCAAAGTGACCGAAGAACTTTTATCCAACACCCCCAACACACTGATAAAGGGGGTCATCGAACAATTAGGTCTACCCCCACCAAAAACATCTAGGATTGGGTGGGGTTCAGAATGGAGTGAAGATGGTGGGTGGTCATTTTCACAATCTTCGGGGGTCCTCGGTCTCAGTGGTCAGTTACCATTTTTTGGTGAATGTTCCAAAGTTGCTATGTGCGGAATGATGTCTCCTAGAAACACTCCATATTCTAGTATCGAGTCGGCCGTAGAAGTCTCTAGAAGTTTAAGTCACCAGGTTTTTGGAACGAGGAAACCATCAGAACCGCTCACAATAAGCCGTCTCGTAATAATCCTAATTATAACACTTATAGTTTTGATTGTACTATATCGTAGCAGATGGAAGTAGTTGCACATGTATATGAACCACTATATGAATATAACGATAAGAAGTATATCCGTTTCACACTTGAACCAGACGCAGCGAAAAGGGTTTCCTCCATTCATTATCGTAAACAATTTCTTTTAAAAAATCAAAATATTGACGACCCCCTAGATGGAAATGTTCTAAAAGTGAAAGTTCCATACCGTTATAGGAGAGTGATGTGTGAGGTTACGGGTAAACCAATTCAGTCTCTTACAAGGGGTGACGAAGTTAGAATTAAAATTGAATTCAAAGGAGTTTGGAACGTTGAAAATTATTCTGGATTTTCTTGGATACTCTCAAGTTCTTCATTTTGATCTGGAAGTTCGATGACATCTAGACCAGAATTTTTTAATTGTTGGAATACCTGAAGCATTCCCTGAAGTCTATGCACCTCTTGAAATAGTTTTTGGATTTGTTCATCTATATGTATAACAGGCATTTACTCATTTAAAGTTTTTTCCCTTTAAATCAGTATGCTCACTAGAACTGGGTACCTCGCCACTGAAGGACCACTCCAAGAAATTAAAAAGGAACTTACCGTAAGACCTATAGTCAATGGAGATTATGGATTTCCGCCACCACCTTTTAAAGTTTTTAAAACGATTAAAAATGGTATCTGTGTCCCGCGCTTCTATGGCGTCGAGAAACTTGGTGAACCCAAGGAGGATCGAAGACCCCAACCCACCCGAATTACAACGAAGTTTGTCGGTACCCTTCGAGACGCAACACACCAAAACGAAGCACTTGCTGCAGCTCTTAAGGCGGGTCATGGCGTTCTCTCACTCCCGTGTGGTTTTGGGAAGACCACCGTATCCCTGGCAATAGCCTGTAAGTTGGGCTACAGGACCATGATTGTCGTTCATAAACAGTTTCTAGCTGATCAGTGGAGGGAGAGAATCCAACAATTCTGCCCAGGTGCCACCATCGGCATCGTCCAACAGGATAAGAAGGAAGTTGACTGCGATTTCGTCATCGCAATGCTTCAGTCCCTGTCCCTAAAGGAGTATAGTTTTGGGGACTTTGAAAGTGTGGGAACCCTCATTGTAGATGAGGCCCACCATATATGCGCAAAAGTATTCAGTCAGTCCCTCTTCAAGATGTGTCCCAAACATATTTTTGGTCTCTCCGCAACCCCAGAGAGGAAGGATGGACTCACCAAAGTCCTCCATTGGTTCATGGGACCCACATTCTTCGCAGTGGAGAGGAAGAATCAGGAACAGGTTGAGGTGTTCCCAATCACCTATGAATGTTTCAATTACCGCAACCCCCCACCCTCTATGAGAAATGGAAAGATCTCTATGCCCAATATGATCACAGAGTTGGTCGAAGACAGGAATAGGAACAAAATGTTGGTAGAACTTGTAAAAAAGGCTTCAGCGGGAACGAGGCAACTCCTCGTTTTAAGCGATAGGAGATTTCATTGTGAATTTCTTCACCAGTGTTTTCCAAAGAGTTCGGGTCTCTACATGGGGGGTATGAAAGAGAAGGACCTCCAAGAATCCTCGAAGAAGAAGATCATTTTCGCGACGTTCAGTCAAGCCCACGAAGGCTTGGACATACCCACCCTAGACACGGTCATTCTAGCTTCACCAAAGTCAGATATTACCCAAAGTATTGGACGTATCATGAGAGAGACCAAGGGTAAAAAGAACAATCCCCATATATACGATGTTCACGATCCATGGTCTATATTCACGGCTATGTACTATAAGAGGATGAAGGTGTACCGCCAAGGAGGGTTCAAAATTCATGGAAAACCCACGGAAGAAAAAAAGAGTGACTTCCCTCAGGGAAAGTGTCTGTTTTTATAATCTGATTAATAAATAAATGTCAGGTGCATTAATACAACTCGTTTCAAAGGGTGTACAGGATGTTTACCTTATGACCGAGGAGGGACATTCGTTTTTTCGTATAAAGTTTACGAGGCACACCAACTTTTCACAAGCCCCGAAATATCTCAAATCTATAAACGATACAGATAATACAATCACTATTCCAGTATTGGGTGATATCATCAATGGTATATGGTGTGAAGGGAACGCTGTATCATCCAATCTTTTTTACAATTCCACGGTCAATCTCTTTATCGGTGGTCAAAAGGTAGATTCCCAACCCTATGACTACTTTAGTGATATATGGCCCAATTATCTGGCGGATACCCACGTAAAGTCACAGGAATTGACCAACAAGGTTTCGGCATCTAACCCAAGTTTCCTCCCATTCCACTTTTTCTTTTGTGACCATGGAGCTTTTCTCCCACTTTTGGCACTTCAACATCACAAAGTTGAAATTAAAATACAATTTGATAATGCACAATTTGTTGGTGTATCGGATGAAAATAAACAAATCAAAGTCTATGGAAACTACATCTATCTAGACAAGGATGAGAGGGAACAAATGATTACACGTCAAATGGATTTCGTAATCACACAGGTACAAAGTGTTGAGTACCCACTTGAAACAGTTTCAGATCACGTCATCCAACAAGGTGGTGATAATAGTTTAGATTTGTCCTGTTTCAACCACCCAGTGAAGTCTATATTCTTCGGATTTAACGCCCTCAATAACGATTTCGCCAATGATCGTTTTACATTTCACACCGGTGATATACATATAAATGGAACACCCTTACTCGAGGATATGAGCCCTATGTACTTTCACACCATTCAAAATTATTATAAATCTAAATTCGGGACATCTGATTTTGTACACACGACAGAAGTTTTATTCCAAACGAGATACTTTGCGTATCACTTTTGTTTAAATGCATCAGATTATAATCCATCTGGGACCTGTAATTTTAGTCGTATAGATAACGCAAAGCTTATACTCAGGGGGGTTGAAAAGGGAAGTCTCAGACCAGCTGGTCAGGAACTCTATATTCATGCAGTAAACTATAATGTTTTGAGGATCAAAAATGGAATGGCTGGAATTTTATTTGGTAACTAATATAAATGGGAAGAACAGTCAGGTTTGACCAGGTATATGTCGCCAGTCTAGATGCCGACCCAATAGAGCAGGAGGTTCTTACCACTGCTTCAGCAATTATTACAGGTGAAATTGAAGCCGATGAAGTTGTTGTAAGTCGTATCGGTATTTCAAATTCAAATCCAACCAAGAGTTTCTCAGTTGGTGCAGATTTATTTATGAATGCTGGTCAGGAGATTGTGTTGGATGTCAATAAAAGTATACGCACAGAACGTGTTGTCGTCAATGATAAAATGGGGGTCGGAACCCTCAATCCAACGAGAACGTTTGAAATCCAACAAGCGGGGGTTGATAGGGTTGTCGTCGACACGAATGAAGGAACTGAAAATTTATTTATCATTTCGGGGAACACACTTTCAACCAATCTTAAAACATCTAGTACATTTCGGGTAGGTGAAAAATTGGTAGCGGATTCTTCAGACTCTAACGTACTCCATATAGGTGGTAATACATTTTCAACAAACGTCACCGTCGGGACGCAACTTGTGGTGGGAACCGAAGTTGATCCAAATTCTGATTCTAATGTAGCCGTCTTCAAAAATGGTAACGTAGTTGTTCAAGATGGGATACTCAGAGTTTTTGGAGACGTTGAATTCTTTGGAAACTTGGCAATCACGGAATCCCCCGATTATACGAGTGTCAATAATCTAGTCGTTTCTAATGCCGTAATTCAAATGGGTACGGGGAACAATGGAACCTATGATACCGGCATTCTTATGGTGGACCAACCAAACGAAGCAAATATCTTTGTCGGTTATACCCACCCAGACAGCACTTTCAAATTGTCGAGGACGTTCGGTGGACCTGAAACACAGACCTTTACACTTGATACTTCAAACACTCTAAACCTCTATGTGTACGGTGAACTATACACACAAAACAACGTGGGTATAGCAAATACTTCACCAGATTTTTCACTTTCAGTGGGTTCAAACCTCTATATAGATGATACAGCTGGAACATCCAACCTACTCCACGCCAATGGGTATGGATACTTTGAGGGTTTGAGAATCGGTGACAATGGTTTAACGGTTGGTAATCTAATCACCCTCGACGCAGATGCAGATGTACCCATGCTCGTAAACTCAAATATTCAAGCCCATGGTATCCAAACCACTGGTTCATTACCATCTGGTATTTCAAACACCGCACCAACAGATAGTTTGTCTATCGGTGACAAACTCTTTATAAATGTTCACGCGTCAAGTGCCAATACCATGACCCTCGAGGGTAACCTGGTCACCGGTCGTCTCATCACTCAGTCGATTCAGGTTACAGACCTGTCCTTCATGGAGGGTGCGACTGGTATAACAGCCTCTGAAAATATCGTCATTCACGCCGATTTTGACGGTGAAGATACAAACTCAAATGTTGCATCTATCCGCGCGGGTCCCCTAGCCTCTAACATATCCTCTATAGATATTTCGGGTGCAAAGTTGACACCCGATTTTCAAAACATATCATTCAAAACTAAAAATACCGAGCGGGTGCGTATCGTGGCAGATGGTAAGATGGGTATCGCAAACACGGCACCCTCCGAGGCTCTCACCATTGGGGGAAACCTTAAAATTAACGGAAGTAACGCAGTCATATTTGGAAATGCCCAAACCTATATGAAATCCTATGCCGACCCTGCACTTAAACAAAATAAAATTGAGAACGTCGTCGGTTTGGGGAAGGGTCTCAACTTCTATGCGAGTACAACATCCACGATGGGTCCACCAAAAATGACCATCCTAGAATCCAGTAATGTTGGTGTGGGGACGGCCACCCCCCAAGGTCTCCTTCACACCTCGGGTGGAACAGTATTTTTTAATAATTCGGTTATAAATTCAAATGGGTACAGCCACCTGGGGACACCCCTAGTTGTAACGAATACCTCACCCATTCAAGGTGTCACCGATCTCGGAAACGTGATGCACCTGGCGAGGGAGGGGGTGGGTGGAACCTATGATGGTGTGAGGGCAACTTTCAAGATTGGGAAGTTCGATGACACTTCGCTAAAATCCAAAACAAAATTAGACATTTACCTCACAGATGAAAGTTACACGGATGAGAAGGACATCCTCACCCTCCGAAGTGATGGGCGGGTGGGTATAGGTTCAACCACCCCCGGTGCACACCTTGAAGTTGTAGGGACGGGCATTGGAAATGCGAGGGAGAATGGTATACTTGTTCATAACCAGCATGGAACTGGGTACGGTGATGCGATTATAGCCGCACAAACCGACCTTATAACGGGCAACTCCTTCGCGTCCTTCATTCAATCAAACCAAGATAGTAATCCACGAGGATGGTCCGTCGGTGTAACGGGGGTGCGTGATTTTAGAATTACGAGGAATGAAGATGATGTTTCAGATTCCACAAATGTGGGTTTGTATATAGATGGTACCACCCGTGATGTTGGTATAGGTACAGATGTACCCCGCGGTAAACTTGAAGTAGATGGAAATATCGTTTTGGGGCATCAACTTACATTTGGTGGTGTCGATACAGATCAATTTTCAAATACATTCATTCGGGAGAGACAATATAATATCGATGGTAAATCTGAACTTATAATTTTCAAAGGTAATGAAACTACGGGTGCTGGTGGTCCAGATAGAATTAGAACTATCGCTCCATTGCATGAATTCCAGACATATGATTCAGCTGGTTTAAGTCAGTCTGAAGTTGAAGACGCCATTACGAATGGCACGGGTGTGTCCAGCCTTTTGACCATCAATGAAGA